TCGTTTAGTCAATGGCTTTTTAGTAAACACTATTACAGTAGGATAATTCAATGTCACGTCCTTTATTTACAAACAATGCTTCTACCGTACTAGCTAGAGCTATTACGCCTACCGATACTATTCTGCAACTTACTGCAGGCACAGGTCAGTACTTCCCACAGCCTGCTATTGGCGACTACTTCATGTTGACTTTAGTACAAGTCAATAACCCTGAAGTATCAGAGATTGTGGAATGTATTGAACGTGTTGGTGATGTCCTTACTGTTGTGCGTGGTCAAGAAGGCACTGCTCCTCAAATCTTTAACCTTAGCGATAGCGTAGAATTACGTATCACTGCAGGTAGCTTAAATTTATTTGCTATTGGTGGTGGAGGCGGTGGCAGTGCTTCTGGTACTTCTGTAGCTGACTTTACTGCTACTCAAGGTCAGACAGTATTTACACTTCCTTGGTCTTATACACAAGGTATTGACAACTTAGCTATTTTTATTAACGGTAGCAAGCAAGTAGTTAACGTAAACTACACTGAATCTACTTCTACCTCGTTTACAATGGCTTCTGGCTTAAATGCTGGAGATGTTGTACAAGCTATTTACAATCTTCCTTTATCTGGTGGAGTAATTAGTTCTTCTAACGTTACTTATAATGAACAAAGCACTGGAGCAGTTAACCGTACTGTACAATCTAAACTTCAAGAATGTGTATCTGTTAAAGACTTTGGAGCTAAAGGAGACGGAACTACAGATGATACAGCAGCTATTCAAGCTGCTATTAATTCTATTTCTACAACTACTGCTGGCGCAGGTCCTAGTGGTTCTGTTTACATTCCAGCAGGAACTTATAAAATTACAACTCAAATAAACTTACCTTATGGTGTTTCTTTGCATGGTGATGGTGGAGTTGCTTCTGTTATTTCTTGTTATGGATGCGATGGATTACATTTTACTGCTTCTGTAGAAGATAACAATATGCAGTTTGTAGAAGATATTGGTTTTGTTGCTTTTTCTGGTACAAACTTTACTGGAATATTAGCTGCTGCTGGAACTTATCCAACATCACAAAATGATGGCTTTTATGTTAATAGAGTAGCAATTAAAGGTTTTAATATTGGCATTCAATTTAACAATGCTTGGCAATCATACATAACAAATTGTTCTATTCATCAAGTAAATACAGCAATTAATTTAAATGGAAATTCTGTATTAGTAACTATTGAAAATAATCAAATAGTACATGAAAGCGGTGGAGCAGGAACAGCTAATAATATTGGAATTATTTTAGGAGCATCAAACACAGAAGCTGATGTTATTATTAACAACTTTATTTATGGTTTTGCTACTGCAATTAGTTTAAATACACCTTGGTCTGTAATTATTCAAGACAATACAATATTAACTTCTAATTCTGTAGGTGCTTCTCAAGTAGGTATACAGTTTCAAACTGTACAAGAACACCTTATTATTCAAAATAATATTATTGAATCTGCAAGCACAACAGGGGCTTCAGTAATTGGTATATGGGGACAGCCTTTAAATACTCCATCAAACTCAACTGTAATTATTCAAAACAATAGATTTTTAGACGATGCTGGTTTAGGTGTTGGTGTTGGATTGCAATTAAATACTCCATCAACAACAAATCAAAATAGAGTCATTGTTCAAAATAATAATTTTTTTGGTTATTCAACATACGATTTTGCTTGCTATAACCCAAACAATATAACTATTGAAAACAATAAATTTGAATCTACTGCTCCTACTTATAGTCTTTATATATCAGGAACTTGTATAGGGCCTATATTTGTCAATCAAAATTGGTGCGCTAAATTAATTCAAGCTGAGCCAACATATTATGCAACAGGTCAAATTGTATTAAACAATAATACACAATCAGGTACTTATTTTGCTATTCCTCCTAAACAAAGTGGAGCTGCTCCTACAACTGGCACTTGGAGAGTTGGAGATATTACTTATAATGCAGCTCCTACTTCTGGTGGTTATGTAGGATGGGTATGCACAATTGCTGGAACTCCTGGAACTTGGAAAACTTTTGGATTGATTAGTTAATGGCAAATATGCTCTTCGCAAACAATTGTAATACTACTTTAAATGGTGGTATTACTGCTGTGGCAACTTCAATGGTTGTTACATCTGCGACAGGCTTTCCTGTTCCTACAGGTTCGCAATATTTCTATTGCACATTAGCTGATGCAGCTACTCAGACAACTATTGAAATTGTTAAAGTAACTGCAGTATCAGGAACTACATTTACTATTGTACGTGGTCAAGACGGAACTACAGGAACTATTTTTGCTTCAGGTGCAGTAGTATCTCTTCGCTTAGTTCGTGCAAATCTTAATGACTTTCCTAAATTAGATGAAGCAAATACTTTTACTGCTGACCAATCAATTACAGGTCAATTAACTACTTCTGCTGGTTTAGCCACAACAAATACATTTACTGCAACACCTCCTGCCGATGGTCTAGTAATGGACTATGCTACTGGCTTTGGTCGTTTTAGTGCTTTTGCTGGCGATGGTTTCCAATGGTATAATGCTGGTGTAGCCAATACTAAGTTGATGCAATTATCATCCACTGGTGTTATTACTATTGCTACATGGAATGGCGCAACTGTAGGTACAGGATATGGAGGTACTGGACTTACATCTTTTACTGCTAATGGTCTTGTTTTTGCAAGCTCCACTTCAGCATTAGCTACAAGTTCTAATCTTACATGGACTGGTACAAATTTTAACGTATCTGGTGGATTACTTAGAACAGTTGCTGCTGGAGCAGACGGATATATTGATTGCACAACAACAGGTGTTCAAAACACCGTAATGGGATTTAACAATACTGGAAGCACTAACATATATGGCGTACCAAATAATTACAGTTATTTTGGTAGTTTAAATGGATATGGTTTAGCTTTTTTAACTAACGGCGCAACTCAAGTAGCGCAATATATTTTTCCTTCTGGTGGTATGTCTTTAGGTAACACCACAGACTCAGGGGCGGGTAGCCTTAATGTAAATAAAAATATATTAATTGGAACTTCTGTTGCGCCTTTTCAAACTACTAATGGTCAGTTAGCTTTGGGTTCTGCATTAGGAATTCAAACTTCTGGTGATATTGCTGCTGGCGGTACTTTAGATTTAACAATTAATACTTCTACTTATGCTGGCAATGCTGGTGCGTGGGCTGGAATTTTATCTGTTTGCACTACTAGAGGAAATTATGCTCCACAAGCTACACATACTGTATACGCTTTAGTTGGATATGGAACTACTTTTACTGCAACGCCTTTAGTAACTCAAAATGGTAGTGGCGGCGCTTCATTATTTACTATTACATCTCCTAGCGCTGGCGTAATTCGTTTAACTGACATATCTGCTTCAGGTAGCGATATATTTGTATATATGCACTTTTCAGGCACTAAAGGGCTTACTTAATTAAGGCTAACTATGACAACATTAATTCCAAAATTTGATTTAAAAAATGGTGGGACAACGCCATCAGGTGCTATAAACAGAACTATCTATGAAAAATTAACCGATTCAATTTCAGTTAAAGATTTTGGTGCAAAAGGCGATGGAACAACAGATGATACCGCAGCTATTCAAGCTGCTGTAAGTTCTTTAACTTCAGGCGGCTGCGTAAATATCCCCGCTGGAGTTTATTTAGTTTCTTCGGCTATTACCATTCCAAATAATGTAACTGTTCAAGGCGTTGGTGATTCTAGTCAATTACTTGCAAATACAGACATTACCGTATTTACAACTAGCACAACCACAACATCGACTGTTGCTAGTGGAATTGTTATTCAAGATTTATTTATTAATAACTCTGTATCAGGAACAAAAACTAAATATGATGTTATTTTAAATAACCCTAATGTATGTAAAATTATTCGTGTTCATATTGCATCTGCAAGCACAGGATATTCAGCCACCAATGTAGGTGGTATTTGGTTTTATAGACCTGATTCAGGCGGCGCCGCAACAGCTTATGTAAACGAAATTACAGACTGTTTTATTCAAAACAACTCAATCTATCTGCAAAACATTAGCGATAGTGTTATTAAAGGCGGTTGGCATTGGGGCTTTAATAGAGCTTTTGCTATTAAAATTGATAATTGTGGAGATATTCAAATTGTAAATTCAATGGGAATTATTCCTAGCCAATACAACGGTGGTATTTACTTTACAAGAACTTGCAATCAAATCAGAATTAACAACAATTATTTTGATGGTAATAACGGTGGTGTAGTTACTGGTATTGGAATCAATGCTCCTACTGCTGTAACTGCTACTGTTGTTACAGGAAATACTTTCTTTTATATGCAAAAAGAAGGAATTAGAACAATAGACCCTATTGGTTGGACAATTACTGGTAATAATTTTTATGATGGTAATGCTTCAAATACTTATGTTTCTGATATTTTAATTGGTGGAAATGCTTACACTCCAAATGGAAATGTCATTGCAGGAAATACTTTTGAGAATGATGGCCCAAGAAGCAATGCTGCATATGGCATTGAAGAATACAACGCTGGAAATATTCCTTCTAATAATTCTTATGTTGGCAACAGTTTTGCTGGTGTATATATAACACCAGCTATTAAAGTCTTAGGAACACCTAGCGTTGTTGGTAATACAGGTTTAGGAACTCAGTTTATTAATAATGTAGGTGCTTTTACTGGTAACTTGTTATTAAACTCAAATTCTTCTTTTGGTGGTGCTGGCGTTCTTGTGTTGCCACCATCTACACCTCCTACTTCAACTTTTTCTACTGGCGGTATTTTGTATGTAGAAGCAGGTGTTTTAAAGTTTAGGGGTGGTTCAGGAACAATTACAACAGTAGCTCCAGCATAATTTAAGGAATAAAAATGACAAATATTTATACGTGGGTAATAGATTCTTTAGACTGCATCCCTTCTGCTGAGGGGCAATCAAATGTCGTTTCTAATGTTCATTGGCGTGTCAATGGAACCGATGGAACTTATAATTCTACAGTTTATGGAACACAATCATTAACTTACATTTCAAAATCTTTATTTACGCCATACGACAAGTTAACTAAAAATCAAATAGTAGCTTGGGTTCAAGAAGCGATGGGTGCTGAACAAGTTGCGTCTATTCAGACTAACTTGGATAATCAAATTATTATTTTAGCCAACCCACCAATCATTACACCACCGTTGCCTTGGCTTGCATAATGACCCAATTGCTCTATACCGAACAATTAAAAATGTTTCCATTTACATTAGAAAATAAATAATAACCATGCCAGACCAACTAGAAACCAGAGTAGTACGCCTCGAAGTCAATCAAGTTAACCACGCTGAAGACATCAAAGAACTTCGAGAAACTACCGTAGACTTAAAACAAACTATGCACTCTATAGAAAAAAACTTATCACAGATTAAGTACATTGCTGTAGGTGCTCTGGCTGTAGTAGTCGCTCAATCAATCGGCTTAGATAAAGCCATTCGTCTCTTATTTGGAAGCTAAATATGTCAAGTGTGTTTACTGTAAACCGTGACCAGATTATCAGCTTAGCTTTACGCAAGCTAGGTGTCTTGGAACTAGGCTCTGTTCCTGATTCAGAGACTGTGGCTAATGCGTCTTTAGCTTTAAACCTTTTTGTTAAGCAGATGGCTACAGAAGGCTTAAAACTTTGGACAGTAAATGAACTGGTCGTCCCTTTAGTTAATGGACAAACTGAATACGTCTTAGGGCCTGTATCACAGAACCCTACTACTGACTTGGATACTCCTAAGCCTTTAAAGATTATCCAAGGATGGTTACGTCAGATTACTGTAAGCCCTCCTATTGATATTCCTCTGCAGATTCTGAGTCAACAAGAATACAACACTTTAGGCTCTAAGTTTAGTACTGGTGTTGCTAACTCTATTTATTATCAGATTCGTCAGAACTCAGGTAATCTATACGCTTACTTGACTCCTAACTACAATGCTGCATACCAGTATGAACTGCATGTCATGGCTCAACAGCCTATCGAAGACATCAATTATGGTTCTTCTATTCCTAACTTCCCTAATGAATGGATGAATACTCTAGTATGGAACTTAGCAGACCAGCTTGCTATCGAGTACTCTTTGCCTGTGAACCATCGTCAAGAGATTGCACAAAGAGCTAAGATGTATCAAGACCAGCTTACCGACTGGGATGTTGAATCTACTTCTACATTCTTCCAAGCTGACCTTCGCATGTCTAACGTGACCTTTGGACAACCAAACTAATATGCCTATTATTAGAGTACCTTTATCTCAGCCTATCGAGACCAGAGATGGTTTCTTAAATACTGACTCTAAGTGTGTCAATGGCTACTTTGAGATGACTAATGGCAAGCGTGAGTTTGTTAAGCGTCCTGGCTTAACAGAAGTGGTAACTACGCCTACACTACCTGTAGCGCAAGGACAGGGGCTATCATACTTTAATGGTTTCTTGTTTGCAGCCATTAACAATGTCCTCTACAAGATTGACCCTACTACCTATGTAGTAACTACAATAGGAACAATGACTGGCACAATAGGAGGTAAAGTACAGCAATGTTATTTTAACCAGACATTAAACAATACCTACTTGTTTGTTCAAAATCAAGTACATGGTTATACTTATAATCCTGCTACAGGTGCTTTTATCCAATTAAAGGATGATAATGTTGTTTCTGTAGTGGTTGAGACAGGCGGTCAAGCCTATACAAACCCTTCAGTAACTTTCTCAGCCCCTGCAGGAGGCGGTACAACAGCGACAGGCACAGTAGTTACTACAGGAAGCTCCGTAACTAGTATTGCCATCAACATAGGCGGTAGTGGTTATACATCAACTCCTACAGTAGTTATTGGTACTCTTTGGACCACAGGTGCTACTGTTACGGTAGGACAACAAGTCTATTATGGTAGCAATCTTTATACCTATACTGTATCAGGCGTAACAGGTGCTACAGCTCCTACCTTTACTAGTGGCACAGCTACAGACGGTACGGCTACTATTGCTTACTCAGGTACTGTAGCTACTGCTGTGGCAACAATTAGTAATGGCGTAGTAAACTCCATTACCATGTCTAATGAAGGTAGTGGCTACAATGCTGCTCCTATTATTAGCTTTACAGGCGGTGGTGGTACAGGCACAACAGCCACAGCTACTTGGCAGGGTGGTGTTGTTACTGGCGTAACTATTACTAATGGTGGCTCAGGCTATACTTCTACAGATACTATTGTACTTACCTTTACAGATAACACAGGCTCTGGAGCTGCTGCTTTAGCTTCTTTAAATGGGTTTCCTACAGGACAGTTAGTTGCTGGTACGCCTTACTTGGATACTTATACTGTTATCGGTGGCACAAACGGAGAAATCTTTACCTCCGACCCTAACGACCCCACATCATGGAATGCTTTAAATTACATCACTGCTGAGTCAGACCCTGATAATCAAGTAGGGCTTTGTAAGCATTTAAACTACATTCTTAGCTTTGGTCAATATTCCGTAGAATTCTTCTATGACGCTGGTAACTACCCAGGCTCTCCTTTATCGGTTGCCTCGTCATACAAGATTGAATTAGGCTGTGCTAATGGTAATTCCATTGTCAGTATTGAGAACGTAGTCTTCTTTGTAGGGACATCTCAGGACTTAGGCCCTTCAGTCTATACTATCTCTGGTACGTCTCCTTCTAAGATTTCTACTCCTTTCATTGACCGCATTATCCAGAATAGTACCTTAACCGATGTCAAAGCTTATCCATTACGGATTAATGGACATACCTTTTATATCTTGACATTAGCTGATTTAAATGTTACAATAGTATACGATGCTAATGAAAAGGTTTGGACTCAGTGGACTATGTGGGCCAAGGGTGGTGTTGATTCAGGAGTGCTTAACGTCTATGCTGAACAATACTTCCGTCCTAGCTTCTATGCAGGTAATGGCAGTATCTACTACGTATTAGATGATGATAACGGTAAACTATATACTGTTTCAGACCATGTATACAATGATGCTGGTGCTCCTATTTACTATCGCTCAGTAACTGATTTATTAGATAGCGGTACTACTAAACGTAAGTTCTATCAACGTGTTGAGATTGTTGGTGATAAGCAACCAGCCATTATGAATATTCGTCATACAGATGATGACTATAAGTCTTGGTCTCCTTATCGCACAGTTAACTTAGCTGCACAACGTCCTCAGATTTATCAAACAGGACAAGCACGTCGTAGAGCATGGGAGTTCCTCTGTACAGATAATACTCCTTTAAGATTGTTAGCTGCCGAAGTAGATTTCAGTATTGGTGAATTAGAACAAGACGGACCACAACAGATGCAATATAGGAACTAGTTATGATAACATTTCAGGTAGAGAATTATTCAGAGGCACTGAATGATTTAATTAAAATCTATCCTGAACATTATGCAGAACTAGAAGAAGGCTTTAAAGGTGGTTACGAACTAGAACCTAACTGGGAAAGCTACTACGGTCTAGAAAAAGCAGGCATGTTACATCTTATAACATGTCGTAAAGAGCAAGAGTTAATTGGGTACATGATGTTTATAGTCTGTGCTCCCTTACATGTTAAGTCTTGCTTAACAGCACTAGAGGATATTTACTATCTTCGTAAAGAACACAGAAAAGGTAGGATAGGCATCAAGATGTTTCAGTTCGCTGAACAACATCTCAAGAGCCTTAATGTTAATAGGATAATGTGTAGCACTAAAGTACACCTAGACAATTCTAGACTACTTGAATACTTAGGTTACACATTCATGGAAAAACTGTATAGTAAATTTATTTAAGGAACAATCATGGGTAGCGTAGTTAGTGGAATCGGTAATGCAATCGGTGGACTCTTTGGCGGAGGCTCACAGCAACCAAACGTACCTCAACCAGCAGGTCTAAGTACTTACGACCCTTATTCACCATATCGTGCTGGAGCTGCTTCTCAGTTAAATGCACTGGTGAGTAACCCTTCGTCAGCTTTGTCTTCTCCTGGTTATCAACAAACTTTACAGCAAGGTACACGAACAGCACAAGCTGCAGGGGCTGCTACAGGAACGTTGCAGTCAGGTGGACAAGCTGCTGCTTTGCAGTCTCTTGGTCAATCTAACTTTGGTAGCTACTACAACCAAATGTTCAATCAGTTATCTACTTTATCAGGTGCTGCTCAGTCTCCTGCCTCTGCTGCTCAAGCACAGTACTCTGGTCAACTAGGTGCTGCAGGTCTACAGAATCAAATTAATGCACAAGGTCAATCTAATATTTTAGGTATGGGTTCTATCGGTGCTGGTCTATATGGTAACTTAACTTCTGCTAATGCCTTGAACAACTTAGCTACTACCTTAGGCGGTGGCGGTGGTGGAGCTAGTGCTGGTAATTTCTCTACTATGGGCGGTGTTACAGGTGCTACTGACCTTTCTGCTTTAGGTGGTTACGGAGGTGCTGCAGGTGCTTCTGGTGCTGGTGATGCTGCTTTTGCAGCATTCATGATGTAAGGATAATATGCCAATGTACAACTTAGCTGACATCGTCAGCACAGGCTATCAAACAGGTGCTAAGATTGGGCAAGATATTACTGCTGGTAATATTCTACAGGAAGCCTATAAAGGTGTAGACGCTGCTGACCCACAAGCTGCGGTTACTATAAACCAGAAAGCTGCACAGTTAGCTGGTATGACTGGCAATGCTTCACTTGCTCATACTTTTCAAAAGGAAGCTTCTTCTTTAGTTACTGATGCTCAGAAGCAACAACTAGATAAAACAACCACACAATTAAAACAACTTGACTTAGGTTCTCGTGTTGCTAAAAATGCAAAAACCGAAAGCGACCTTTATGGTGCTTTAGATACTGCTGGTTTAGATACTAATACTAAGATGGTTCTTAGACAGCAAATCAGTAACTTTAAAAAACCTGATGGTACTTTTGATATTGAAGGTGCTCGTAAGATGGTTGTTGGTTTAGGCACAAGCGAAGCACAAGACTTAGCTGCTCAGATTAAAGTGCTACAAGCTAATGAAAAGATTCGTCATGACCTGGCTATGGAAGGTCTTTCTTTAGAACGTACTCGCAACTCTGCTGCACGTAAAGATAATATCAAAGGTTCTCCTGAAGCTCCTCTAGGTGCTATTAAGCGTCAATCAGCTACATTAAAAGATGAACTAGGTGATGTTCAAGTTAAAGACGCTTCTGGTAACTTAGTTCCTATGTCTGATGCTCAAAGAGCTACTGTAGCTTCTCGCATTGAGAACGAAGGCCGTCAACGTTACAAGAACAACCCACAAGACTACGCAAGCAGACAAGACGCTGTTGACGAAGCTCGTGATGACATTATTTCTCAGGACTTTGGCACTACAAGAACTAAAAGCACCATTGCTGGAATTGAAGTTCCTTTTACAGGCAAAGATGAAACTGTATACAAGCCTAAAGAAGCTGCTAAGCCTGCTGCAAAGAAAGCCACTAAAGGTGCTTACTCTGCCGACCAGACTGCTTGGATTGACAGAGCAATGAAGGCTAATCCAGACATGTCTCGTGAAGAGATTATCTCTGAAGGTAAGAAACTTAAAAAACTTTAATTGGGAATTTGAATGGCATTTATCGACCCAGATGCAGCACAAGCTCCTAAAGCTTCCGTTGAGGTTAAGCCTGCTCCTAAAGGCTTTGTAGACCCTGATGCAGCATCAACTACTCAAGATGATTCTATTCCTGATAGAAGTACTTGGGGTAAGCGTGAAGACGGTAGCCCTAAAGGTGGAGGCTTTCTTGGTGTCTTAAAACGACCTGGAGGCGGTATCTCTACTGAGATATCTATTGGCGTCCCTATTAACGGTAAAGAAACAGAGATACCTACTCTTGTTCCTACTCTTGATGAGAAGGAAAAGAACTGGCTTCTTACTCATAGTCCTAAAGATAAGATGCCTGAGTCAATCCGTCAGAAAGCTGTTGCTCATGCTGAGGAAAGAATTAAAGCAGGTAAGAGTCCTTTTGCTGGTACAGAAGACGAACCTTCTGCTAAGACTGCTCCAAAATCTGAAGGCTTCTTCGCTGAGCTTGGTAAAGGCTTAGGCGAAATCTCGATTGAAGACTGGAAGAAGAAGTCTATGATTGCCCCTATTGTAGAGTATACCGCAAGGTCTGCTCTAGGCGGAATCGTACCTGGCTTAGAACCTGTAACACCTGAGGAACAAAAGCAAGTTCAACGTAGTGCTTCCGAGACTTTGAATGCTCTTAAAGAGGGTGTTGCTAATCCTATTGAGACTGGTAAAGCTATTGCTAAAAAAGCTTCTGATAACCCAGGAGCCTTTACTGCTGACTTAATCAAAGGGCTTGTCTATGACCCTGAGATGTTCGCTACAGGCGCATTAGGCCGTATTGGTAAACTAACTGCAGAAGCTGGCACTGCTGCCAAGGTTGGACGTGCTGCTATTAACACTGCTAATACTGCAACTCAATTCGGTGTTTTAGCTGGTGGTGCTGAAGGTGCTAGGGCTAAGCTAGAAGGTCGTGATGTTAATCCAAAAGACCTCATGCAAGCTGCTTCTGAATCTGTATATACTGCTGTAGCTTTTGAGGCTATGCACAAGTCTTTAGAGGGCACAGGAAGAGCTATTAGAGGCGGGCCTAAGGTAACCCCTGAGATGGTCCCTGTAGAGGCTCCTGCGCCCATTAAACCAGCCGAGCCTGTCAAAGCTGTTCAGCCTGCAGGAATGCCTAAGGTTGAAGAGCATACTGCTGAAATGCCTCCTGAAGTAAAGGCTAAAGAACAAGCAAGTGTTAAAGACTTGAACACTCTTCAAGAAGAAGCTGACCTCGGTAAACAAACAGAGAACATTATTCGTAAACGTATCAACGACTATACGGCTAATTCTCGTATCTCCCATAACTTAAAGATTGCTGCTGAGAAGTTTGTCCCTGATGAATTAGGACAAGAAGCTATTACGCTTGCTCGTGATTCTAAAGACTTTTCTAAACTGACACCTGAACAACTTAAAGCTAACGAACTCTATAGCAAGGGCTATAAAGAGTTCTATAAGCGTGGTAAAGAAGCTGGCGTTATTAAAGGCTTTATTGAAGATTACATTCCACACATTGTAGACTTTGAGAAGTCTGGTATCAAGACTCCTGGTGATGCTATTAAAGCCTTTATTGAATCTGGTAGTTCAAGAAGCCCAAGTACTTCTGGTAAGTCTCGCTTTGGTAAAGAACGTAAGTACGAAACCTTTGAAGACTTGCAGAACGCTATTGAAGGCAGTGGCATGGTTGTCAAGACCAAGAACGCTGCTGAAATCTGGAAGCAATACTCTGCCTCTATGGAGAAAGCTATTCTCAACAAAGAAATGCTTGGCTCTTTAAAGAATTTAAAAGATGTTGAAGGCTACCCTGTAGCTCAGAAGATTACAGAAAAAGAACCTATGCCTCGTGACTGGGTTACTTATCCTCAGATGCCTGGTTATGCTTTCCATCCTGACATGGCTATTCCTATGAAGTTTGTATTTGACAATACGAACCCAGGGATGATTATGAAAGGCTTGAATGCAGTCTCTCAAGCTGCTAAACGTGCTAACGTGGTTGGTAGTCTATTCCATGCTAAGTCTTTGGCTGAAGCATTCCTTTTATCTGACCCTATTAAGTTTGCTAAAGAACTTGCTACAGGCTTTGCAGGAACTAAGGCTGCTTTAAAGACTTTACGTGAAGGTGGTCTAGGTGATAACGTTGACATGCTGTTGCGTGAAGGCTTGGTTGTAGAAACTCCTGAAGACGTTTCTAGAGGTATCTTATCTGACATTGGCAGAGGTGCTGACTGGGTAATGAATAAGTATAGTCCTATTAAAGATACTAATATCACTGAGAAGGCTCTACGTAAAGTAGAAGACATTACCTTAAAGCCTTTTGATAAGTTGACTTGGGACTTTGCTGCTACTGGCTTTAAAACACTGATAGCTTTAAAAAAACTAGAAGAAGCTAAGCTTGCCCATCCTGATGTAGACCCTAGACTTTTAGCTCGAGAGATTTCTTCTTATGCTAATAATACGTTCGGTAGTTTAAATTGGTTTGAGATTTCTGCACGTACTAATAATAAGATTGCTAAAGAACTTGCAGCGACAGCTTTCAATCCGACAGGACGTAGAAACTTACAGCTCTTGATGTTTGCTCCTGACTGGACTGTATCAACCTTACGTGCTTTTACGACAATGTTTAACAAGGGTTCTGGTCTTAAAGGTCTTTGGAATCCTAAACTAGAAGCTGACTTTGCACGTCAATATCAGTTGCGTAACGCTGCTATTTATGCTACAGTATTGAACATAGTAAACAATGCAACTTCTGGACACGACATCTGGGAAAATAAAGACCCTACTCGTATCGAGTTCAGAGATGGAACATCCATGCAATTAGCTAAGCACTCAATGGAAGCTATTCACTGGGTTAAAGACCCTATAAAGACTTTAACTAACAAGCTTGGTTTTATTCCTCGTGCTGCTATAGTAACTACTACAGGTACTGTTCCTGGACTAGGTCCTTTGAAAGATAAGACTATAGCAGGTAAAGCTAAAGCTATCGGTCAAATGGCTATTCCTTTCCAAGCACAATCAGCTATTACAGCTCCTACAGGCGAAGGTGCTAAACGTGCTCTCTTAGGTACTTTAGGTCTCCCTGTTTACGGTAAGAAAAAAGAATGAAAATACTAATCATTGACCAATCAGGCTGCGGTTGCGGTCTCTCTTTTGGCCTGCGTAGCCAAGACTACGGACACGAAGTACGTCTATTCATTCGTCATAATAAGGATGGTAGCCGTTCTGAAGTAGGCGATGGTGGTCTCATCAAACGGGTGAGCAACTGGGAAGACCACATGAACTGGGCAGACCTCGTGTTCTGCACAGATAACTTATTCTACATTCATGCACTAGAGCGTTATCGTGATAAAGGTTATCCTATCTTTGGACCATCCATTGATACTAATCGTTGGGAACAAGAGCGTGACCATGGTGAGAAGATTCTTAATCTCGCTGGCATCAAGACAATCCCAAGTCGTACCTTCGAGAAGTATGATGAAGCCATTGCTTATGTGAAAGAGAACCCACGTCGCTTTGTGTCTAAGCCTATCGGTGACGGAGACAAGACTTTATCTTATGTAGCAAAGTCTGCTGCTGATATGATTTACATGTTGAACCGTTGGAAGAAAAAGAATGCTCTCAAGGGCAAGTTTATTCTGCAAGAGTTTCGTCCTGGCATTGAGTTCGGTGTAGGCGGTTGGTTTGGTGCTTGTGGTTTCTCTAAGAACTTCTGTGAGTCTTGGGAACACAAGAAGCTCATGGACGGTGAACTCGGTGTTACTACTGGCGAGCAAGGTACTATTGTTCGCTATACGCAAGACTCTAAGCTGGCTGACCAGATGCTCAAGCCACTAGAAGACATGCTTCATGGTTTAGGCTACACTGGCTACATCGATGTGAACTGTATTATCGACAAACAAGGTCAAGCATGGCCTTTAGAGTTCACAATGCGTCCAGGCTGGCCTCTCTTTAATATTCAACTTTCTCTACACAAGGGAGACCCTGCTCAGTGGATGTTAGACCTTATCAACGGAGAAGATACTCTGCGTGTGTCTAGTAAGATTGCTGCTGGCGTGGTTGTTACTATTCCTGATTATCCATATAGCCAAGTAACCAAGAAGGAGAACTCTGGTTATCCTATCTGGGGCATGGATATGGATGATGCTGTTACTGATGTTCACCTGTGTGAAGTACAGTGGGGCAAAGGTCCTGCAATGATTGATGGTAAGCTCAAAGAGAATGAGCCTATGTTTGTTACTGCAGGTGACTATGTCTGCACAGTAGTAGGACTAGGTGAAACCATTGAAGATGCTCGTTGCAAGGTCTATGACACCATCAAGAAGAAGATTGAGATTCCAAATTCAATCGCTTACAGAACGGACATCGGTGAGAAAGTACAAAAGCACTTAGAAGACTTACAAGCTGCAGGCTATGCTGAAGGAGTTGAGAGTGGCTGTTAATCCTAGTTCTGCTCCTAATAATTTACCACCAATACCACAAGATGAGATTTCAGAGAATCCTCGTTGGCGTGAATGGTTTCGTAACTTAGGTAACTACATTCAGAAAGCCCAGACAGGAGGTAATGTTTGGACTATCTTGCAAGGCGGTACAGGGTCCTCTACTGCAGCAGGTGCTAGAAGTAACCTTGGTCTTGGTGATATGGCTCAGCAAAACTCTACTAATGTCAACATCACTGGCGGTACTATTACAGGTATCCCTGGTATTACTCAAGTACAAGCAGACTGGACACAGACAGTCACAACTAGTCCTTCTTACATTAAGCATAAACCTACTGGCTATTCTGGGACGATTACTACAGCTAAGCTAACTACGCTAGGCTCTAATGGTAGCATGACTTTTACTAACGGTATTTTAACTTCACAGACAGCAGCAACATGAGAACTTCTGACAAAGGTATTGAACAGATTAAATCTTTTGAAGGCTTTCGTAGTATGCCTTATCAAGATGTTGTAGGTAAATGGACAGTAGGCTATGGTCATCTAATGATTCCTGGAGATGGTACTGTACAAGGTTCTCCTATTACTATGGGACAATCTACAGAGCTTCTCCGTAAAGACTTACATACTGCTGAACAAGCTGTAAACTCTTGTGGTGTAGAGCTTGAGCAAAATGAGTTTGATGCTCTTGTATCCTTTGTGTATAACTTAGGAGTAGGTGCTTTTCAGCGTTCTACTTTACTTAAACTAATTAAAACTGGTAACAAAGTAGCTGCTTCAGGAGAGTTTCCTAAATGGTCTATGGCAGGTGGTAAAGAAGTATCAGGTATTCTTAAACGCAGACGTGCTGAGCAGGACTGCTTTCTTCATGCAACTTACGTAGGATAATATGAAACGTAAACTTCATGGAATGTTACGTTCAAGAACAATGTGGTTCTCAGGACTACTGTTCTTGCTAGGTGCTATTTCCGATAACTCTTCATACATTCAAGATTTACTAGACCCTAAAGTCTATAGTGTATCTATGTTTCTTATAGGTATCATTATTAGCTATCTTAGGGCTACCACTAATAAACCTTTGGAAGATAGATAATGTTTCCATTATCAATATTAACTTATGTCAAAGCTGGACTTTTTACTGTGGTTTTATGTAGTGTTTTTTACTTTGGGTATCATATTGGTAATAGTAAATATGTATCTCTCAAACAAGAGACTGAATTACTCGCCAAAACGCAAGAAGCAAAAGTCGAATCAATCACGAAACAACAAACGTTAGTTACAAAAGGAATTCAAGATGAATATGAAGCTAAACTGTCTGCTATTCGTAGCTACTATAAGTCTACTAGCGTGTGGAACAACCCCAGTAGCAGTAAAGTGTCAGGACTTTCCACAGCCCCCAGCGTCACTGATGTTATCTCCGCCTACAATGTTCTTGCTGGACAATGTGCAGAAACCACAGCTCAAGTAGTAGAGCTTCAGAAGTGGATTAATGAACAAGTAGGTATCAAATAAGTTAAGA